TCTCTCCATCTCCACAATAGCCTTGGTAATCTGCTGATTGTCAAGGCTATTTTTGTTTCTACACGTAAAAATACACGTAAAAGGCGTTTTTTTATAGGATTTTTGATGTCTTAATTCTCCATCGTGACAAATATAACGTTTTTCCTTCTCAACTCCCAATTATGATCAATAACATATTTTATGGATACAGCTTGGCTACCATGTATATTATTCACTATATTTGCGGGACAGGTGCGTAACTTAAAGTTACGAAAATATGTTTTCAAATATTTTTGAGCTCAAATCCATTCGTGAGCAAAAGTACAGACTCTCTGAGCGTGAATCGGAGATCGCTAAACCTGTGTTAACCGACTTGGGTATGATCGATACCCTATATGAGTGGTTCAAGGAGATAGCCCTCGGAGGAAAGCCAATCCCTAAAGGGAATGTACCGCAAAGGAAAAAATTCATATTCATAATATTATATCTTTATTCTCCTATGACCTTGGCTGGCGGTAAGATGAAGGCTGGGTTGAGGGAAAAACTAGGGAACGTGCTAGGGATTAAGGAGAAGACAGTCGTTTCCAACAATATCAATGGCATAGTTTTTTCTTATCAATTGTATAAGTACTTTAGGCAAGATATAGAGCGTATTTTCTCTGAGATATCGGTTCGGCTGGGTAAGACCAAATAAATTTTGTGGTTTTTTAGGGGTAATTCGTGACATTCTACCTGTTGTCACGAATCGCCCTTTCTTTATTTATGACCATAAATATCGATGACATAACTTTGGTCTTGATCTTTATTCAAGGCAAAGACATGAAATTGACAATCAAGCAAGAGAAGTTCTGTAATTATTACTTGGAATCAGGCAATGCTTCCGAGGCGTATAGGCGTGCTTATTCTTGCGAGAATATGAGACCCGAGACTATTAATATAAGGGCTTGCGAGCTTCTAGCCAACGGTAAGATAGCGGTAAGGGTAAAAGAGTTGCAAGCTGATTTACAAAGAAGATCGGATATAACCAAAGACGAGGCTATTGATATCCTTAAGAATATAGCACGGGCCAATGTCGTGGATATGTTGCAAATCAAGAGGGGAAAGAACTATGTGATCTTCTTGATAAAAGATTTGTCTAAACTGCCTTTGTCTTTCCAATTAGCTATCCAATCGGTCAAAAGTACGGATAAGGGCTTTGAGGTAAAGATGTATTCCAAGATAGACGCTTTGGATCGCCTTTCGAAGATGATGGGATGGGATGCGCCTGTCAAATCGGAGGTCAATATAGATGGCGAGGATAAATCCATAACTATTCAGGTTATTGACAAGAGGGAGGACGTTATCAATGGTGATACAGACGACTAGGATATATACGGAGGTACAGGGCGCTTTGGATAGCGGTTATAAGATCATATCTGCCCAAGGATCTTCAAGGAGCAGTAAAACTTATAACATATTGATATTCCTTATAGCGTATATCCTTCATAACCCTAAGCTGTCTCTATCTATCGTGAGGAAGACATTGCCGGCGCTGAAGGGATCTGTCTTCCGGGATTTCAAGGAAATCATGATCGATAAGTTCCGTATATGGGATAATAGGTGCATGAACAAGTCGGAGATGGTTTACTCGTTCCCAAATGGATCATTCGTGGAGTTCTTTTCCACGGATGATGAGCAGAAGATAAGAGGAAGGAAACGTGATATACTTTATTGTAACGAGGGAAATGAGATATCTTATCTTGAGTGGCAGCAACTGGTGATGCGTACCACTCTTTTCTCTGTCATTGATTATAACCCGTCGTTCAGTGACGAGCACTGGATTTGCGATCTAAACAATGACCCTAGGACGTATCATTTTATATCCACTTATAAGGACAATCCTTTTTTAGAGCAAACAATCATCGATGAGATAGAGTCATTGAAGAATAAGAATAAGGTGCTTTGGGCGGTTTATGGGTTAGGGCAGCGGGCGATGGCCGAAGGGTTGGTGTTCCCTGATTTCGAGATCGTGGACGAGTTCCCTTCCTATGCCAAGCATGTGGCGTTAGGGCTTGACTTTGGATATAGCTATGACCCTACCGCTATAGTTAGATGCGGATTGGTTGATGATAGGTTATATCTTGACGAGAAATGTTACCGTACCCATATGTTAACCAAGGAGATTATTAAGGTATTGAAAGACCTTGGCTTGGTGGTTTACGCTGACAGCGCCGATCCAAGGCTTATACAAGAAATATCAAATGCGGGGATAATCATATACCCTGCGGACAAGTACAAGGGATCTGTTATGGGAGGTATTATCAAGATGATGGAGTATAAGATTTGTGTCACCAAGAGATCTTTAAACTTGATAAAAGAGCTTAGGAACTATGTATACGCCCAAAACAAGGACGGTAAATTTATCAATGAGCCTATTGACGGGTATAACCATCTTATCGATGGGGCACGTTATTGGACGATAGGCAAGCTTCTAGGAAAAGTATTAACAACAAGACTGTACTCGAAGGAGGAGTTAGGATTTTAACATGAATTACATAGACGCTATATTTCAGGTTTTCCAAAACAAGATATTGAACTCGTTGGGAGTGGAGAGGGACTTTGTCAGCCTTATCAAGGATAGGGATATAAGCCGGGCCATGTCAATGATGCAATGCCGGGACAGGGATGTTTCCCAATCGATCTTGGAGTATAACCCGGAATCCCATGAGGTTAATAAACGTCCTAATAAGCACAGGAAAAATCAAGAACCGTATATTACGGAGAAATTGCCAAGAGGAAGGCAAGCGTATATAAATGAGGTCGAGTTGTTTTTTCTCCTCGGGCAGCCTATCTTGTGGAAAGCTGTATCGGATGATACGGATAAGGCTTTCAGGGCATTCGGTGATTTTCTCCGTGATACTCGATTCAACACGACAATCCGGGAGGCCAAGCGTTTGGCTGGGGCGGAGACGGAGAGCGCTAAGGTTTATCATATATACAGGGAAAATGGTATGCCCCAAGTAAAGGTTAAGGTTATATCCAAATCAAAAGGATATACATTGCGGCCTTTATTTGATCAATGGGATAACATGATAGCTTTTGGTTATGGATATACGTTGCTTGAGGGCGATAAGTCCGTAGAGCATTTTGATATAGAGACCCCGGAATACATCTATAGATGCAAGAGAGCGGATATCGGATGGGATGTTACGCCATTGCTTAATCCTTCGGGTAAAATAAATGTTATCTACTATCGTCAAAACAAGGCATGGTATGGGGTGCAAAAGCGTATAGACAGAGAGGAAGCGGTTGATAGCAAGGCGGCGGATTCCAATAATTATTTCTCCGATCCAAAATTGAAATTAACCGCTGATGTCATTCAGAGCATAGTAGGGGGAGGATCTAATATGGTAGGAGAGGTTATCACCATGTCCGATAAGGACAAAAGCGCTGCCGAGTACCTAGTTCCGCCCGATTATTCCACGATGAAAGAGGCGGAGAAAAAAGACCTGTCATCAAGCATACTATTCGATACGTTCACCCCGGATTTCAGTTACGAGAACATGAAGGGACTTGGGACATTATCCGGGGAGGCATTGAAAAGGGCCTTGGCCCTTGGATACATGAAAAGGGATAACTTGAAAGAGATATATGATATATTAATAGACCGTGAGAAGAATCTTATATTGGCTATCATGATGAACGTAACTCATATCGGCATGAGAGAGGAGTTAGGCAGGCTCGACCTGCAACATGAGTTCTCCGAGCCTTTCGCCGAGGATAAGGATAAGAGAATAGATATGATAGCGAAACTCTATGAGTCAGGATTGGTGTCCCTTCAAACGGCGGTAGATATGCTGTCCTTGACTGATAAGCCGGAGGAGGAGATTCGACGGATATTAGAGGATAAGCGGGAAAAGACGCAAGATAATAGAAAAGAGAAGATTGAAAATTCCAAAAGCCCGGATGATTCCAATCGAAATTAAAGGTCTTACGGAATTATTTAAATAAAAAATACTGTTAAATGGTATATAAAGGCATATTTATTCACAAAATTGAATTTTAAATATTATGGTAAAGGATGTAATGTTCCGAAAGGAAGGAGATAAGTATATATCGGATTCTATATCGCTCCAATCAAGCGATATAGTTCTACATGTAGAACTTAAAGATAATGGTAATATTGTCTTAGAGAGAAGTATTACTGGTGATAATTGGGTAGTTGCAGCTTATCTAGCTCGAAATGTCAAGCTGTATGAGAATGGGGTAGTAGTAAATCTGGACAGATAGTAAGGATCGTGTCGACAATAGAAATCTCTAAAATATCGATACTGCAATGATAGCTCTAAACGACATCAACTTATCCAAGATCGATCTCTCGGGCATAGACTTGCGAGGGATAAAGCTGGTGGCTGACGAGATGGGGTCTGCGGGTATCGTAAAACCTTCTTCTTTATTTGTGTTTGACAAAGATAATGGATTGATAATATACATAAATAACACAAGTAAAGGACAAGTTTTAAATACTAAATCTTTAAAGGCTATTTGCTCAGATGGACGTGTATATTCTGATGATTGGTCTGAAATGCTAGTTAGTGAAGAACAACCTATCGCAAGTAGTAATAAGTACTTAATGATTGGTAGTAATGGAAACCACTTTACTAAAATCGCCTTAAAGAATTTAGCCATTTACAACCATATCCTATCCAAAGACGACTGTATCAAAGCATATGATTATTTACAAACATTAAAAGCAAAATGATATGAGGTACGCTATAGTGGATTTATTATGGGCTAAATCTCACGGAATCGAGATATTGCCCGAAATGAGAACGAGTGTGGATCAAAGCAAGGTAGTCTTGCATGAGGAGTATCTATCTCCCTTTGCCGAGGAGGACTTCCCTCGCTATAAATTCGACGACCCGTCTTTCATAGAGCTATTGAATAGCGACGAATGGACTTATCCGGAAGAAGAGCAGCCCGTAATCAATAGGCAACTCAGCAGGTTGTTGGCATTGGACGAACTGGACAAGGAGGCTACCGAGGAGATAAACACGTATAACCTTACCCCGTCGGAAGCCTTACAGGTCAAGGATCGATACCCGGAATGGGAAGCCGGGATAAATGTCAAAGCCGGTGAGCGATACCGGGTCGAGGACATCCTGTGGGAATGTATCAAAGACCATATCACGCAAGATAACTGGAAGCCGGGTACGGCGACCCTAAGCCTGTGGAAAAGAGTAGACGCGGAAGGACACGCCGGCACTATGGAAGATCCTATTCCATATACACAAAATATGGAGCTTGAATTCAACAAGTACTACACGCAGGATGGCGTATTGTATCTCTGCATACAAGCTATGACACCCGGACCGTTCGATTTAAAGGATGTACCGGCGCATGCGCAGCCTATCAAGCAATAGGCACGAATGGTTTAATATTATTGTTTTTGTGACAATCGGTCTATTGTCATGTATATAGCCTGTTTTTATTTTATTACAAGCTTATGTATCAATACTTTTATGCGAAAAATAAAAGTGATAGCATGAAAGAGAAGATTTTCCAGCAGTTAAAACAGAAGTACTCAAATCTTGGGTTAACGGAGGATGTTTTGAGGTCCGTGGCAGAATCATTGGGGTCCACTGGCCTGATTACGGACGATAATCTTGAAACTGCGGTAGCAGGGCAAGAATCAATGTTGAAATCTTACCAGAGTTCCTTGGATAAGGTGCGAACCGAATGCGCAAATTACAAGAAGGAATTAGAGGAGTTGAGAGGCAAGGGGGGCGGCCAGCAACAGCAACCAGATAAAAACGAGGAGCCGGATTGGTTCAAGAAGTATCGTGAGGAGCAGGACGAGAAAATCCGGCTCTTGACCTCCGAGAATGATAAAGCTAAGAAGGAGAAAGCACGTGCTGAAAGACACAATCTGATCCTTGACAAGGCCAAGAGCCTTAAGATCTCAAAGGAACGGATAGAGGAGGGCTTCGCTATAACGGACGATATGGACGATAATGCGATTGATACTTATCTGTCCAAGGTGAGACAAAATGAGGTCGCAAAGGGATTAGAGGAAAAAGGTTCGGCGTTCTCTGTCTCTACGTCCAAGGAAAAGAGCAAGGAGCTCGCTAAGGATTGGGCCAAATCATTGCCGGACGCTAATTAAAGTAAAAGATTATGGGTATCGAATTTAACAAAACAAAGATTAAAGGATCGTTCCCCGTCTTTTGGCGCGGGGAATGCGCAGTCCTTCCCGGGGATTTCAAATTAACCACTGAGTTGGCGGAAGGGACAATCGTGCGAAAGGGCACTCCTATCAAGCTGGACTTTGATCGCATGGAGTGCAAGATCTGTAAGGCCGTTAAGGTATTAGCCGGAGGAACGACCACTAAGCCACGTATAGGGAAAGATAGCTTTGTCGCCAAGGGAGATTCTATTGGTGGGCAGAACGTGAGTTCCGTAGATTCAAGCAACTCTGATTATGACGTGGTTACATTGGCTGCCGCTGTAGAGTCTGCTACAGAAGGGGCGATTCTTGCCGTGGGAACGGATGAGCCTGACGCTGTGGTTGAGACAACGTTTGTCTATACGAAGAATATGTCTTTCCAGACGGTATCGGCGGGATATGAGGTCCTTATCCTTAAGGATGTGGCTTATCCAGTCCCTTCCTCATGGTTGACGGGATTCAGCATGAAGAATAATCCCACTATTAAGTATATTAGACAGTAAGGAGGTGAACGATGGATGTTTATAGTTCTATTTTTGGCGAACTGACGAAAGAGGTTCAGATTCGTATTGACGCTGCCACGGAGCTTCGCAAGCGCTTGTTTGACCAGAATATCTACGAGCGTTATCTTGATTGGGATGTCCCGACTATCGGCCTTAATTTTGAGGAGCTGATCGGGCAATATAACTTGAGCGTTGCGGCGGCTACCCTTGATTCCAAGGGAAAGGAACCGATCTTGGGTACGGAGGGGCTTGAGACCTTGAAGCAAAAGGTCCTTACCCACCAGATGAGTTACTCAATGCCGATCGAGGAGTATCGCAAGGTCTTGCAGATCCTAGACTCTAGGATGTTGACGGATGACCAGAAGACACAGCAGCTCATTAATCTGATGTGGAATAACGTGTCTACCGTTGTCAAATCCGTACAATCTAAGCTGGATATTATTTTCTTGGGTGCCTTGTCTAACAAGGGGGTATTTACATTTAATGCCAATAATAACCCTGAAGGAGGGGTACGTGGTATTATTGATTACAAGATGCCGCCCGAGAATATCGCTAGCGTTACTCTTGACTGGACGGATACCAATAAGGACAACGTCGATCCTTTCGAGGATATCCAAGGTGTCGTGGATGCGGCCCAAGACAAGGTGACGTTTGATAAGATATTGATGTCTCCGGCCAGATTGTCTTATTTGCTTAAGAGCAGGAAGATGAAACAGGTCATTTTTGGGACCGACAAATCCGGCACTCCTCTTTTGATGTCCGGTTTGAATGAGTTCCTACGCTCTAATGACCTTCCTGTCATAGAGACAGTGAGACGTATCACCCGTATCCAAGACAACGGCAAGCTATCCGAGTACAAGCCTTGGAACGACAAGAATATCGTCTTTGTCCCGGCAGGTAAATTAGGCGTCATCAAGAACGCTTACGCCGATAATGAGTTGAGACAGGAACCGGGCGTTACTTACTCTAATTATGGCCGGATTCGTATCTCTCAATGGGGCAAGGGCGAGACGGACAATTCCAATGGCGTAGAGTTTACCAAGGCTCAATCGCTATCCTTGCCGGTCCTTACCGAGATTAATGGCATTTACTCATTGACGGTGGAGGCATGACGATAAGAGACTACATAGGGCAGAAATTCTCGGCTTATGGAGATCTATCCGAGGCGGATATGCTGGATTTCAGCATCAAATCGGGGCTATCCCCGGACGATGAGATGTCTAGTGAATCCATAGGCAAGGTAGAGACAGGGATGATAGAGATCATCCCGTCGCTGCTATTGCGCCCTGATAGCGTCAATGAGAGCGGCTTCTCTGTCTCTTGGGACAAGGACGGCCTCCGGCGGTATTATTTGTTCCTGTGCGAACGGAACGGTGTTAGCCCGGATGTGTCTTCCGGTCTTGGGGTAGTCTCATCTTATACGGATTATTGATATGTATTACGCTCCTCACATATTAGAACGAAAGGTTGTCAAGGAATATGATCACGATGACAATGGCAATCCTGTTCCCGGGACTGGTGGTGAGTTATGGGAGAGACTGGGACGATGTAAATGCTATGATAAGAGCGCCGATCGGGTATATACGGTAAATGGCGTAGCCTTTGATTACAAATATCGTGTCGTGACAGATAAGATCAAGATTGATGCCGGGGATATCGTGAGAGTATTGAACCAAGATGGGAGTATTCGCAGTAGTGGCGTTGTTATCAACCCGATGCTAACGGATTATCTAAATTACGGGCAAATATGGCTGGAATAATAAAGTTAAGTTATGATTTGTCCGATGTGGATGATTTCATCTTGGAGGCCTATCGTGAGGTGTTCGCCTTTCTAGCCCAACTAGGGCAATCCGCTTATGAGACCGCCGTTCAAGAAGGTAAATATAACAATATTACCGGAAACTTGAGGAGCTCATTGGGATATGTCATATCAATGGACGGTAAGATCGTAAAGGAAGGCGGGTTTAAGAGGATAGATGGACGTGGGGAAAATTATGAGAAGGTTTTTTTCACGACCAGATCCCAAAAGACGGTCCAGTTCTGGGCTAAAGGAAAGTCCGGGGATGGAAGCGAAGGGAGCAGGCAAGGGCTTAGTTACGCTAGGGATCTGGCTTCTAAGCATACAAAGGGAGTGACATTGGTTGTCGTAGCGGGAATGGATTACGCTAGCTATGTGAATGATATCCATAAGCTAAACGTGATAGATACTGCCGAGGCTAAAGTAATAGCTATGTTACAATGATAGTAAGCACGGACATACAGACAATCTTATATAAGAAAGCCTTGGAACTTGGTGTTACCGGGGTGTACAAGGAGGATGATACGCCTACAGGTAAGCTTGAGGAGGAGAGGGTTACCGTACACTCGAATTCCTCGGAGCCGGGAATTACATGGAAGGTGGGATTCGTTCATGTCAATATAGCCGTCCCTGATCTGGACGAGAAAGGAACGCCTGATTTGGACAGGATGAATAAGCTGGAACGTATGTCCATGGAGGTGTTCAAGGACACCTCGGTGTTTGATGGCACTCCTTATACCTACGAGGTAGACACTACTAGAATTGAGGTTAACAGGGATCTTAAATGTCACTACGTTAATGTGAGAGTATTATTTAAAGTTTTAAATGTAATAGTATTGTAATATGGGAAGAACAATTTCTGCTATAGGCGTAAAAAGGATACTTTATGGGGAGCCTCTGGTTGCTGCACCCACATACGAGAGCTTGGAGACGTTATTTACGGCTTTCAAGGATGTTCAAATCGTCCATCAAGGGACTTATGAATATACCGAGGAGGACGGTACGTTAACAGAATTCAAGGATGAGTTGACCGGCCAGACATATCGGTCATCGTTTGAGGCAGGATCACAGAGCTTGAATTGGGTGATCGGGGCATATGACTTCGCTACCAAGGCCGAGCTTATGGGCGGTAAACCCTTGGATACGGATAAGGGATGGGAACGTGGCAACGCCGGCGAGCAACGATATAAATGTATCGTCGCTATTACCAATGATGACGTGGCTATCATTTTCCCTAAGGCGAATCTTGTGGGTCGTGGGGCTTCCACGGATGGGGCTGTTGGTTTGTCGATGTCCGCCACCCCGCTGAAATCATCCACGACAATAGCTTCAGAGTATTGGTTTGACGTGGAAGGAAAATCCTTGAAGGATTGAATGTAATATGTCTTATAGGCACGGGGGGGGGGGGGGGGGGGTTTTTTTTTCCCCTCCCCCCCCGGTTTTTGTTTAATTCTAATTTTTTTACGTGACATGAACAAGGCTGCTAGTTTAGTGGCTGACGCTGTCCTAGGTGAGGATTTCAAGGTCGTGGTCCTAGGGGGGAAGGCGTATAAGGTAAGTCCTCCTACAATAGCGACGATTTGCAAAGGTATACAATACCTATCTCTTATTGATAAGACAACATCGGGCAAGGAGGATCTTGAAAAGGTGAGGAACGAACTGGAAAATATACTAAAGGGTTTGTCAGTGTTTGTTTTGGGGAGCGCCGATAGATATGAGGAGATCGAGGGGGCGACCCTTCATGAGCTAAGGGAGGCGTTGGAGACTGTCGTTAAATTCATATCCGCAGAGGATTTTTTCGTCTGTGCCGCCTTAGCCGAGAGCGTGGCAAGAATGGCGGCGACACCAAAGTGACAGGTAATGAGACCATGCTAGGGCAAGTGGCCACATTCATGGAATCGTTAAGATTGTCTTATGAGGACGTGGTTTATAAAATACCTTATCGAAACCTTCTGATCATGCAGAAGGATATATTGCATAGCGTTACCGGTGATTTGATCGTGGAGAGAACCGGGCGTGATTTGTTGAACCGAAAGGGAAAGGAGGGTGATTAATGGCTAAACTAAACTTCGAGGTAGATGCCGATCTACAGAAACTTATAAATCTTCGAAAGGAGGTGGAGGAGTTGAAATCCGCCTTGAAGGATTTCGATGTATCTACAGATACCAAGGGATTTGACGATTTAAACCGGAAATACGAGGAGGCGACACGGAAACTAAAGGACTATGAGCAGCAGATGCAGAATTATCAAAGGGTAATAGAGCAGCTTAAGGTCTCTAATGGTATTATTGATGGGGCTCGTCAGATAACAGAAGAATTGAATAACGCTACCGATGTGTTTGTCGAGCAACAACTGAAGGTTAAAGGCCTAAGTGACGAGATCAAAAAGCTCAATAAGTCTTACTTGTCTCTCTCGGATGCGGATAAAAATTCCCAGAAGGGATCTAATATATTAACCGACCTGAAGGAGAAGACCCGGCAGCACGCTTTAGAGAACGAGGCCTTGAAGAAGCTAAGGAAGGAATATTCGGACAATATCAAGATCGAGGGAGCAGCCTCGGATTCCCTTGTAGCGTTGAGAAAGCAATTGTCGTTGCTTAATGCCGAGTATGACCGCCTTTCCGCTACGGATAGGAAAGCGACCGTAGGGACTAACCTGCAAAAACAGATACAGGCCTTGAATACGGAGATTAGTTCGGCGGAGCAAGCTACCGGACGATATCAACGGAACGTCGGCAATTACGCCAGTAGTTGGAACGGATTGAGTGTGTCGGTTCAACAGGTCGCAAGGGAGTTGCCTTCCCTTGCTGTTGGCTGGAATACATTCTTTTTGGCTATATCAAATAACTTGCCGATGCTTGCCGATGAGCTGAAGAAAGCCGCTGCGGAGTATAAGGCGTTCAAGATGGCTGTAGCGGCAGGAAATAATGACGTGGCAAAAGTGGCTCCTGTCTGGAAGCAGTTGATAACATCTATTTTCAGCTGGCAAACGGCCTTGGTTGCGGCGATAACGCTTTTATCTGTCTATGGGAAGGATATTATCGAATGGACGAAAAAATTATTTGGAGCAGGCGAGGCTATAAAAAATACAAAGCAGTTACAAGATGAGCTAAACCAATCTTTTTCTAAAAATTCCGGAGAATTAAGCAAGTTGATTATTCAGTTTAAGTCATATCAAAGACAGTGGAAAGAACTTGCAGGTAATTTGCAAGAACAGCAGAAATTTATTGAGAAGAATAAAGATGCGTTTGATTCGATGGGGGTTTCGATTAAGTCTGTAAGAGATGCTGAGAATTTGTTTGTGGATAATACAGATAATTTCATAAACTCATTGAAATTGCGTGCTCAAGCTACTGCCGCTCAAGATTTAGCTGCCGAAGAATATAAAAAGGCTATCCAAAAAGAAATAGAGGCAGATAAAATTAGAGAAAAAGCAAGTGAAACTCGTAAAAAACAGGAAATTGACGCAACCGGGGTTATACAAGATACTCGTTTTGGTAATATAAAATCTCATCAACAATTAGTAGAAGATAGGGCAAAAAGTTTTGATCATGAAGCGGAAGCTGTAGATAGAGACGCGCAAGCCTTGAAGCGGAATGCGGACGCTTATTTTGAACTTGGTAAGGCAAAAGAACAGGCGGCTGATGATCTTCTTTCTAGTTCAGGCATTGAAAAGTACGATAAATACGAAGAAGATAGACTTAAAAAAGCTCAACAAGAAACAGAAAGACAAAAGAAAGAGGCTGAAAAACAAAAAGAAA